ATTAATAAATATAAATTTATTTTAAAAAAAAATTAAATTAAATATTTGCAGTTTTTGTAGTTTTATTTACTAAAACATCCGATCTATTTAATTCTTTTAATAAAAGAACAGTAGGATCTGTAATATTTTTATAATTATAATAATTTTTATTAATATTTGTAGTTGTATTAGTTGATTTATCATAAAAATTATTACCACTTGGTGAGTAATCTAACCAATTAATTTGTGTATCTGTTTTAAAAGGAGTTTGATTCCCAACTTGTGAATATGTTTGAATGTTATCAGGAGATGGAACTAATATTTGCTGAGGAGCAGTACCATCATAATACATATATCCTGGAATCTCTAGTACACTAACATTTGGAACAGCTGAATAAATTTTTTCTTCTTCTTCTGAAACACTATCTACAGGACATGCACAATTATTACTAATCCATTCTGATTCATCTCCATATATACTTTCTTTAATATCATTGCGTCTATTTTCACGCCATTCTCTAACTGAACCAATTAATCTTTCTCTTTTTCTATATGATAATATTTCTATAGCAGTTCTAAAATAAAATATGTTATATGCATATATAAAAACAATAATATATAAAACTACAATAATACTTACTACACCACCTAATTTTGCAGAATCAAGTTTTCCACTACCATATAAACTAATTGCAATTAATAAAAATATTGCAAGTATTATACATGTTATTAATACTCTAATATTTACATCTTCTTGTTTCATTGAAACATTGTTTTGTTCTATAATTCTTTCTTTATTAGAAATTGTGGATTGAATATATTCTAATTCTTTTAGTTGTTTCATTAATTCTTCATTTTCTAATTTTAATAGTTCTTCTTTTTTAATTAATGCTTCTGCACTAAGATTATTAATTTTATTTGAATAATTTTGAATTGCAGTTATTTCATCTAAATTTGTATTTATTGCATTTACTGTTTCTTGAATAGATGTTGCATTATCTTGGTAATCACTAAAATTCTCTTTAATAGGTTTTATTAATTCATCATAAATATTATTTATATTTAAATTTAATATTTTTTCAGATTTTTTATTATCCATATATATCTTAATATTATAATATAAAAAAAATTTATTATTTTTTTTATAAATATTATTTTAAATTATTATTTTAACTACTATACTATAATTTACTATTATTAAAATCTTTATTAAATTTATTGTATATTAATTTAAAATATATCTTCAAGATTCCGAAAAATTAGGCGTATAACTAACATTATCACATGCTTTATTAAAATTATCTATACTTAAGTTATTTGGATTTTCAGTACAAATATATCTTCCAGATTCTGTAAAATTAGGTCTATAACTACATGGAATTGATGAATATCTATTAGATTCAAGATTTGGTAAATCACCATTTCTTTGACCACCCATCCAATCACATTTATAATATGTTAATACTTGTTTAGGTGCTCCAAAAAATGGTTTTGGTTCATTTTGTGCAATTTGTTTTGGAGAATCTCTATAATTTGGTATATTTTTTGGAGTAATATAAAAGTTACTTCCTGGTAATTCACTACTTGTAAATGCACCAACTGGTATGTCACCATATTTCCATACATCAACTTGAGGATCAATTCGTAAAGTTGGTTGTTTATATCCATGTACTGAACTACCATCTTCAACTGTTTCACTATTAGCAGGACATTCCATTGGACAAGTATATGGTGATAGTTCATCAATTTGATTATCTACATAATTCCTCATATCCGTCCTTAATTTTCTGAAATTTTTTCCTATAGTATAATTTGCAACTTTATTATATACAACAAAATATATTATTGATAGATATATTCCAAATAATATTATACTAATTATAATTAAATTTTTCATAGTAATTTTACTCATTGCATTTGCAATTAATAATAAACAAATTAAAAGTACTAAAATAACAGTATATTGTAATACAGATATTTTAGTTTCTTTATTAAAAATTTCTTCATTTATTTTTATAATTACTTCTTCTTTATTTGTAATTGATGAGTCTAATAATACTTTTTTATCATATAATTGATTAAATTTTTCATCATATTTCAATATTAATTTATTTGTAATATCATTTAAATTATTTGAATTTTTTTTATTAATGGGGTTATCATTCATCGCTTTACTTCCTATACTACTCATTTCTTCTGAATTTATGGGCATTAATATATATTTATAATAGATAAAATATTTACTATATAAAAATATTTATAGTATATTATTTCTTAAAAATATTAAATAATAATATAAAAAATATAATTAATATAATTATTAATATAAGTAATTTAGTATTATTACTATAAACAGTTTCTGCATTTTCATTTTCAAAACTTTCAATAATATTATTATCATTAATTTTACTTAAAACTTTATTACGCAATTCTTTAAATTGTTCATCATTTTTATTTATTGTATCATTATATTTATTTAATAAACTTTGATTTTCTTCATTTAATTTTTTATTAAAAATTTGTTGATTATAAATATTTGATTTTTCAACACGTTTACCTATATAATCACTAAATAATAATTTACGATTATCTATAATAGGGTCAGTTTTTGGAAGAGTATATTTTTTTTCATCCTCGTATGTACTCATATTCTCTTCATTTGTTTTTAAATCATTTTCTTTATATATATTATAAACACATTCAGCATTTGTATTAAAATTAGTAATTTGATTTGATGATTTTATATCTAAACATTTTTCTAAATTTATATTTTTGCTAGATACAAAAGTACTATTCAAAAATTTATTAGCAATTGTTTTTTTAACGTTATTTTGTTGTGTAGTATCTAATTTATTATAATCAAATTGATAATTTAAATTATATCCTGAATTTACATTTGGTACACCAGTGTATATATTACTTGGAAAACTAGAATTATATCTACTACATTCGGTAGTTAATGTATCATATGAATATGATGTACATGTTTTATCTTCATCACATGTTTTTATACATGCATATTCTCCATCAGTTTTTTGAACATTTGTAAAAGGTGGTTCATCAAATTTAAAACTACAATTATTACACTTGTTATATCCATCATTTGTTTTAAATAAGTCAGAAAATATATAATTATATAATTGATCATCTGTATTATATTTTAATTTAGAGTTAGTCATATCAAAATTATTACCGAATGCCTCTTGATAAATAGCAGATATTTGACTTGCATTTAATACATTATAATTATATATTCTAAAATCTGCTATATAACCTGTAAACATAGGGTCATGACCCCAATTACTTTTTGCAATATATTGATAATTTCTAACAATAACATCTGGATAATAACCATCTTTATATGTAGTAAATAATGATCCATTAATATATAAATTCCATCCAGTTGGATTAGTTAAAGTCCATGCAACATGAAACCATGTATTATTATTTATATTTGGTACTATATTATCAATTTGATAATATCCTGTATTATTATAAACAGATAATCCTAAAAATCCATTATTAATAAAAATAACTATATTTTGAATACCTGCACCATTACCAAAATCAAAAATTCTAGACCATGTTGTATTTGATGGATCTGCCTTAAACCAGCATGTAAATGTCATTCCATTACTACCTGATGAAAATGGTTTAACCATTGCATATTGATTTGATGATGCTTTAAAATAAATACATGGTGTTTTTTCACTAAAACCCTCCGAAAAATTAGGATTATTATATAAAGTTAAACTATTTAAACCATCTTTACTATTAATAAGTTGATTATTATTCTTTATATTTTGAGGAGAAAAATCAAATTTAAAAGTAACATCTGACATATTATATAATAATGTAGAAGAATAATTTTTAATAAATTAAAATTTTAATTAAAATTTTAATTGTTATATTTTTAGAAAAATTATAAGATTTTTTTTATAATTATATAATCTATATTAGTTTAATTTTTTGATTTTATTTATAAAAATCAATATTTTTCTATAATTATATGTAGTTTTTCAATTACATCATTAATACTATTATATCTATCTTCTTCAACAGGAGTTACCATTTTTTGTATTAATGTTTTAATATCACCAATATCTTCACCTAATTTATATGATAATAAATTAAATAAGTTATCATCTAAATTTTTATATAAAGATTCTTTTTTATAACTCATACGTTTTTTTAGAAAATTACTTTTTTCTTTTCCAAAAGGAATAACTACTTCTACCTTATTATATAATAGATAATTCATTAAAAATTCTATTAACATACAACCTAATGAAAATATATCATTTTTAACAGATGCATATAAATTACTATTTCTATACTTTTTATACAAAATATTCCAATATGTTTTAGTTCCGACTCCTTCTGAAATTTTTTCACCTATTTTTTTTATACATCCAAAATCAATTATTCTTATTTGAAATGAATTATCTTCATTTGATTTAATTAAGAAATTTTCAGGTTTAACATCTAAATGAACATAACCTATATCATGTATTATTTTAAGTGAATAAGAACATTCTAATATTATATTTAATATATATTTTAATTCATCTTTTGGAGAGAAAAAGAAATTGTAAGTCTTTTTATCATATTTATTAACAAGAAAGCTATATAATTCAGAGCCTCCATTTTCTAATATACTATATAAATTTTTCTTTTCTTTATCATCAATGAAACCAAATTCATATATTTTGCATATATAACTTAAATTTTTATTTCTTATATTAATATTTATTATGTTTTCTAAATATATCATAAGTAAATAATTAAATAATATTCCTTTAAGTTCTTTATTATATACATTTTCATCAGAAAAAAGATTTGTCTTTAAAATATAATTTTGATCTATCTTATATACTGTACCGAAAGAACCTGAACCCAATTTTTTTATATTTTTTATATTTACTTCTATATATGAACAAAATATAGGATTTAATACTTTATATTGATTTAATACTTTATATTGATTTAATACTTTATCTTGTAATTTTTTTTTAGTACAAGATTTATTATATATACTTTTAAATATTGAATTATTTTTATTTTTATTAAAAATATTTTTGAATTCATTTTTAAATGGTAATTCATTCATAAAAGTTGTACTAAAAATATTCTCTTTATAATATGTTTTACCTTCTATTATTTCTCTATTATTCATATAAATTTATATAATATAAATTTATATAAATAATTTAATTGGTAAACTACAATAAATTTATTTTTTTATAATATGATATACAGCT